TGATGATGTTATTGATAATGATTATCAAAACAAAATTAAAGAAACTTTTTTTGGTAAAAACTTTCCTTGGTTTTTTGTAGATGATATTAGTTATGCTGATAATACTATTCAGAAAAGACCAGGGTTTTCACACTTCTTTATAGATGATAGAGAAATAAACAGCAAACACCACTCTTTTATATTACCATTAATAATTAATTCACTTAAAAAAATAAATTTTAATCATACTTGTTTGACACAAGGTAGAGCGTTTTTTCAATTACCATTAAAACTTGATGATGAAAAACAGGTTGATACTCCACACATTGATTCTTTTTTTCCACATCTTGTTGTTTTATATTATGTTTGTGATAACGAAGCGGATACGATTATATACAAAAATAAATACAAAGGTGAGGGTAAAGACAAACCCAATATTAATGATTTAATTATTGAAAAAAAAATTAAACCAAAACAAGGTAGAGTTGTTATGTTTAATGGTTATCGTTGGCACACTGCTGAACAACCTAAAGAAACTCAAAGATGTGTAATAAATTATAACGCAATATGATAAAAGATAAAAACATTGTTATACTAGGTGGCGGAACTGCTGGATGGTTAACAGCACTATTTAGCAAACTAATATTTAAAGATTGTAATATTACATTAATTGAAAGTAAAAAAGTAGGAATATTAGGAGCAGGTGAAGGATCAACTCCAACACTAGTTAAATTCTTAAAAGAGTTAGGTATTAATCGCCACGATCTTTTAAAACAAACAGGTGGTACATTAAAGAATGGAATATGTTTTGAAAATTGGAATGGTGATAATGAAAAGTATTTCCATTCTTTTCAAGTAAGAAACGAATTGGATAGATTTCATATTCCACCTATATTTGGAAATGATTGTTATAATTTTTATTTAAAACACTTAATTAATAATAATAAAAGAATTGATAATCACACTTATCCACCTATCTTATCTTATGATAATAAAATTGATATTAATAATATGTCAAATTCATATCACTTTGATGCACACAAATTAGCCGAATACTTAAAAAACATAGGTATTGAAAGAGGTATAAAACTTCATTATGATGAGTATAAAAATGTAGATACTGATGAACATAACAATATTACACAGTTAAATTTTGAAAGTGGCTTTTCTCAAAAATGTGATTTTGTTTTTGACTGTAGTGGATTTCATAGATTACTAATACAAAAACATTATCAAACTAAATGGACAGATTACCAAAAACATTTACCTATAAAAAAAGCTATTCCTTTTTTCTTAAAACAAGAAGAAAAAATTAAACCATATACACAAGCGATTGCTATGAAGTATGGTTGGGTATGGAAAATCCCATTACAACATAGATATGGTGCAGGTTATATTTTTGATAGTGATTATATAACTGAAGAACAAGCATTTAATGAAGTAAAAGAAGTTTTCCCTGATATAGAATATATAAGAACAATAAATTTTAATGCAGGTCGTTTTGAAAAAGTGTGGAATAATAATTGTATTGCTGTTGGGTTATCTTCTGGATTTACAGAACCTTTAGAAGCCACATCTATATGGTTAGCAATAGAACAGTTGTATCATCTTTTACATTTTTTACCTGATATGTTTGATAATAATACTAATAGAAAAAAATTATATAATGATTTAGTGACGGAAGATAATGATAGTGTACTAAATTTTTTATACTTTCATTATCTAACAAAAAGAAATGATAGTCCTTTTTGGAAAGAGTTTAGAGATAAAAATAAACCACCTCCAAAAATAGAAAGTGTAATTAATGATATAAAAAACTCTGGTATAAAAACATTTGATTTACACTTTGGAAGTCATAGAGCAATGTTTACTGAACAAAGTTATTTACAAGTTGGAGATGGATTAGGTATTTTTGATAAAAAATTTAAATTAGATCCTTACACAAATTTATATCCACAATATAAAGATTACAGATTAACTGTTGTTCAACATTTACACAAAGCTATGGATCATACAGATTTTTTAAAAAGTTTATAAATAATAATATGAGTAAATTAGAAGAAAAGGTAAATGAAATTTTAGGTATTGATAAACCTGAACCTAAAAAAGAAATTGTTAAACAAGAATTTAAACCAGTTGTTCCTCGTAGAGAAGACGATAAAAAAGAAGATGTTGATAACGATTACAAATACAGTAGAGAAAATTATTACAATCTAATTGAAAGAGGACAAGAAGCGATTGAAGGTATATTAGATATAGCAAGAGAGGGTCAACACCCTAGAGCATATGAAGTCGCTGGTCAACTCATAGGACAAGTAGGACAAACAGTAGATAAGTTGCAAGACTTACAAAAGAAACTTAAAGACTTAAAACAAGTCCCTAAAACAGCAAGTCAAAATATAAAGAATGCTCTTTTTGTAGGCTCTACGGCAGAGTTGCAAAAGATGTTGAAAAAAGATGAAGATACTAAAGTCAAAGACATCACACCCGAAAAAGACGACACTAAAGATAAGTGATTTAACTTATAATCGGTATTACGAAAATTATAATCCTAAATTAACTGATGGTGTTGAAGATATAAAAGATATAATGAATAATCCTATTGAGGTATTTAAACATAAGATTAGTCCTACACAAAGATATGGTGCTGGTGGTAAACACTATGTGGAAAAACTATATAGTGTAGAGAAAGGTAATCAAAGAGTGACACAAGCAAAAAGACTTGGGTATACTCATATAGAGGCAATAGTTAATGAAAGAACATAATTTTCCTAATGAAAGTTTTATAGGTGGTTGGTATATACCTGAAAAACTATGTGATGATTTAGTAAAAGTATTTAACAATGAAGATTACAAGGTAAATGCTAGACCTGGTAAAATTGTTCAGTCAGGAAAGATAGTTGAAAATAAAGTAAAAAAAGATAGTTTAGATTTACTAATACCTTATGAAATTAATCCTTTCTTAATAAAAGAAGTGGTTAGTTATAGATATTATTTACAACAGTGTTTAATAAAATATACTGAAAAATTTCCTGAGACTAACAACGTAGGATCTATTGATATAAATGATGAATTACAATTACAGTATTATAAGCCTAATGGTGGTTTTAAAAACTGGCATTTTGAGAGAACAGGTCCCTCTACAAAAAATAGAGTTTTAGTTTTTATGACATATTTAAATGATGTTGAAGATGGTGGTACTCATTTTAAATATCAAAATATGACATCTCCAGCAAAAAAAGGTTTAACTATAATATGGCCCGCTGATTGGACTCATACTCATAAAGGACAAATTAGTAAAACAAAAGAAAAATATATAATGACAGGATGGTATACTTACAATGTCTAATGCAGAAGCATATCTCGGTAATCCTAATCTAAAAAAAGTAAATACACCTGTTGAGTTTACACAAGAACAGATTATTGAATATCAAAAATGTGCAAACGATCCAATTTATTTTATGGAAAACTATGTACGAATTGTATCGCTTGATGAAGGTTTGGTACCATTTAAGATGTATGACTTTCAAAGAAAGATTGTACAAACAATACACGATAATAGATTTACGATTTGTAAACTACCTAGACAATCTGGTAAATCAACAACAACGATTTCATATCTTTTACATTACGCTTTGTTTAATCCTAATTCAAACATCGCATTACTTGCAAACAAAAGTTCTACGGCAAGAGATATATTAAGTAGATTACAACTTGCTTATGAAAACTTACCGAAATGGATGCAACAAGGTATCATCAATTGGAACAAAGGTAATATAGAGTTAGAAAATAAATCAACAATTGTGGCAGCAGCAACTTCAAGTTCTGCTATTCGGGGAGGTTCATTTAACATAATTTTCCTTGACGAGTTTGCTTTCGTACCAGCAAATATCGCAGAGATGTTTTTTAGTTCAGTTTATCCTACTATCTCATCTGGTAAAAATACAAAGATGATTATAGTATCAACACCACACGGTATGAATCAATATTACAAATTATGGATTGATGCAATCAATAAAAGAAATGATTATATACCTATAGAAGTACATTGGTCAGAAGTTCCTGGTAGAGATGAAAAATGGAAAGAGATGACCATTCGTAATACAAGTGAGGAACAATTTCAACAAGAGTTTGAGTGTGAGTTCTTAGGTTCTGTTGATACTCTCATCTCACCAGCAAAAATTAAAAACACACCATACTTTGATCCATTACAATCTAAAAATGGATTGAAGATGTTTAAGAAACCAGAAAGTGGTCGTATGTATGTTTGTTGTGTTGATGTGGCGAGAGGTACAAACAAAGATTATTCAGCGTTTATTATAGTAGATGTCACAAAAGATGAAAGTAAAAAAATCCCATACGAAGTTGTATGTACATATAAGAACAATGAAGTTAAACCCTTTGTCTTTCCAAACATTATCAGTCAAACAGCAAAGGCATATAATGAAGCACACACACTAATTGAGGTCAATGATTTAGGTCAATCAATCGCCGAAGCGATGCATTACGAGTTAGAATATCCTAATATCTTAATGACAACTCAAAGAGGTAGAGCGGGTCAAATATTAGGCGCAATGTTTTCAGGTAGAGGAACATCACTTGGTGTACGTATGACAAAACAAATAAAGAAGGTGGGCTGTGCGAATTTTAAGACGCTTATGGAGGGTGATAAACTAAAAGTCAATGACTTTAGTATAATAGAAGAAATATCAACTTTTTCACGTAGAGGGAATAGTTGGATGGCTGAAGAGGGTACAAATGATGATTTGGTTATGTGTTTAGTCATATTTGGGTGGCTCTCAAATCAACCCTATTTCAAAGAATTATCTGATTCAAATATACGAAATCAGATGTATATGGAACAACAAAATTTAATTGAACAAGATATGGCACCGTTTGGGTTTGTAGATGATGGTATCAATAGTGATCCTATGAATGAAGAAACTGTAGATGAGTATGGTACTCGTTGGTTTCCTGCCACTAGAAAAGGTCAATAAACTACAATTTTAGGTTATTATAAATATCAATAATGAAAAGTTTGACTATGGTCATAAGAAAACTTATGGATTTTGAAAAAATTAAAATGAAAATTAGCTAATTAAGAGGAGAATAAACCTATGGCATTTCAAGTATCACCAGGTGTTCTCGTACAGGAAAAAGATTTAAGTAGAATTATTCCTGCGGTATCAACATCAATCGGAGCTTTTGCGGGAAGATTCGCAAAGGGACCAGTTGACGAAATCGTAGCAATTTCTAGTGAACAAGAGTTAACAGATACGTTTGGAAAACCTGATTCAAATAACTTTGAGCATTATTTCAGCGCTGCTAACTTCTTACAATACTCTAACGCATTAAGAGTAGTACGAGCTACCCAAACATCTTTGACAAATGCTAACAGCGCAGGATCAAGCGTGTTAGTAAAAAACATAGATGATTACGAACAAAACTATGAAAGCGGACAAGGTGTAGTAGGAACTTTTGCTGCAAGAACAGCAGGAGTACACGGTAACAACTTATTAGTTGCTACTTGCCCAACGGCTACAGCTTACGAAGAAATATCAGCGTCATTAGTTGCATCAACTTCAACAACAAACGTGGTAGGAGATACTTCTGTTGCTGTTGATAACAATGCAGTATTTAATGTTGGAGATATTATTCAGTTTTCATCAACTGCAACAACTGACGACTATGATGATGGTGATTTTTATAGAATCACAGCATTAGGAGCTCGTGAAACAATTGAGTTCGTCCAACACCCTAGAGGCGCTGGCGGATTAAAAAGAGTTGTTGCTGATAATGCAAAAATAAAAAGAAGATGGAGATATTACGATTCAGTTGACGGCGCTCCTGGAACTTCACCATATGCATCTGCAAGAGGCGGATCAGGTGACGAAATCCACGTAGTTGTAGTTGACGAAGATGGTGGTATCACTGGTACTCCAGGCGAAGTAATAGAATCATTTTCTAATTTATCAAAAGCGGCAGACGCAAAAACTCCGCAAGGAGACACTAACTACTATCCAACTGTGATTAAAAACAAGTCACAGCACATTTACTGGATGGACCACAATACTTCTGGTACTAATTGGGGTAATAACGCATCGGGAACAACTTTCACAGCAGTTAATACACCAACTTTAGAATCATTATCTGGTGGTTCAGATGGCTCAGCAGTTACAGATGCACAATTAAAAACAGCATACGACAAGTTTGCTGATAGTGAAACTGTAGATGTAGGGTTAATCATTGCTGGTCCAAGTGGAAGTACAGCACACGTAGATAATCTTATCACACTTGCTGAAGCAAGAAAAGACGCAATTGTCTTTGCTTCACCACAAAGATCAGATGTAGTTAATATCACTAACTCAAATACACAAACAACTAATGTCAAAGATTTCTTTGATAGTGTTAGATCATCAAGTTATGCTGTATTTGACAGTGGATACAAATATTGTTATGACAGATACAATGACGTATACAGATTTGTTCCATTGAATGGTGACATTGCGGGTCTAGCAGCAAGAACTGATTTAATTGCAGACAGTTGGTTTTCACCAGCAGGCTTTAATAGAGGTATTATTAGAGGCGCAGTTAAATTAGCGTACAATCCAACTAAAGCACAAAGAGATATACTATTTCCAGCGAGAGTTAACCCTGTGTCAACTTTCCCAGGTCAAGGTACAATTCTTTTTGGTGACAAAACTGGATTGTCTTCACCAAGTGCTTTTGATAGAATCAACGTAAGAAGATTGTTTATCACTTTAGAGAAGGCAATATCAACTGCTTCTAAGTTTCAACTTTTTGAGTTCAATGATGAATTTACAAGAGCTAACTTTAGAAACATTGTAGAGCCTTTCCTAAGAGAAGTACAAGGTAGACGAGGTATCACAGACTTTTTAGTAGTATGTGATGAAACTAACAATACAGGCGATGTAATTGATAGAAATGAATTTAAAGCAGAAATCTTTGTGAAACCTGCTAGAAGTATCAACTTTATCACACTATCGTTTGTTGCAACCAGAACTGGCGTGGCTTTTGAAGAAGTCGCTGGGTAATTTTAGAAAGAGGAGAAATTAAATATGCCAAACATAAATGACTTCAAAGCTAAACTTGCTGGCGGTGGCGCTAGAGCCAATCAGTTTAAGGTGACAATGCCTTTCCCTGGTTACGCACAAGTAGGCGGCGAAATAGAAGAACTAGCGTTTTTATGTCGTGCAACATCAATTCCTGGAATGGAAGTAGCAAATATAAATGTTCCTTTCAGAGGAAGAGCTGTTAAAATCGCTGGTGATAGAACTATCCCTGCATGGTCAGTTACAGTATATAACGATACTAACTTTAAGTTAAGAAATGCTTTTGAAAGATGGCAGAACGGTATCAACAATATGACTGATAACGAAGGATTAACAAATCCTGTTGACTATCAAGTGGATGCGTTTATAGATCACCTAGACAGAAACGGTAATACTATTAAGTCTTATACATTAAGAGGTGCTTACCCACAATCAATTGGTGCAATCGGTTTAGATTATGAAGAACAAGGTGCGATTGAACAATTTGAAGTGACGTTTGAGTACCAATACTTTGAATCAAATACTACAACTTAATATTAAGTTTAAGAGAGGGGCTTCCGAGCCCCTCTTTATAATCCCTTATAAGTAGTAGTACAAGGAGATATTATGGCAGAATTATTCGGCTTTTCAATAACACGACTTAAAAAACAAGCTGATCCAAAACAGGCTTTCACAACAGCACAAGCAGATGACGGTACACAAACGGTCAATGCTGGAGGTCACTTTGGCTCATACTTGGATATGGAAGGTACTGCGAAAACAGAGCAGGACCTAGTTCGTAGATATAGAGAAATAGCTTTACACCCAGAATGCGATATGGCAATTGAAGATATTGTCAATGAAGCAATTGTCGCAAATGAATTGAAAGACGCAGTAAGAGTTAATCTAACAGATTTACCATATGGAAAAGAAGTTAGAAAGAAAATAGAAGACGAATTTAAAGAAGTTTTAAAATTAATGAACTTCAATACTAAAGGACACGACCTTTTTAGAAGATGGTATGTAGATGGAAGAATCTTTTTTCAAAAGATTATTGATAGAGAAAGTCCTAAAAAAGGTATCACAGAATTAAAATATATTGATCCAAGAAAGATCAAAAAAATTAGAGAAGTTAGAAAGAAAAGACCTGACACTCCTATGCCATCATCACTAAACAGTTTGGCTGTGGTTGATGAATATATTGAATACTTTTTATACAATGAAAGAGGATTATCAGGAACAACTGGACAATCTGGTATTAAGATAGCGCCAGATACAATCGCATTTTGCGCATCAGGATTAATTGATCAGAATAAGAATATGGTATTGTCTTATTTACATAAAGCGATTAAACCTGTCAATCAATTAAGAATGATTGAAGATAGTGCTGTAATTTATCGTATCGCAAGAGCGCCAGAAAGAAGAATATTTAAAATTGATGTAGGTAATTTACCTAAAATAAAAGCAGAACAATACTTACGAGATGTAATGGCAAGATATAGAAACAAACTTGTCTATGACGCAAACACAGGAGAAATAAGAGATGACAGAAATTATATGTCAATGTTGGAAGACTTCTGGTTACCAAGTAGAGAAGGTGGAAGAGGTACTGATATTTCTACTTTGCCTGGCGGTCAAAATTTAGGTGAGATTGCTGATATAGAATATTTTAGAGCAAAACTATATCGTTCTTTAAATGTTCCAACAAGTAGATTAGAAGCTTCTCAAGGTTTTAACTTAGGAAGAGCTTCTGAAATAACAAGAGATGAATTAAAGTTTACTAAATTTGTTCAAAGATTAAGAAAGAAATTTACTGAACTTTTCAATGATATTTTAAGAACACAATTAGTATTAAAAGGTATTATTGCTGAAACAGATTGGATTAATGTAAGAGATTGTTTACAATATGACTTCTTACAAGATGGACACTTTGCTGAACTTAAACAAACAGAATTGTTAAGAGAAAGACTACAATTAGCAAATGAAATGAGAGATTACATTGGTAAATTCTTTTCAGTAGATTACGTTAGAAAACACGTATTAAAACAAAACGAAAGAGAAATTGAAGATATGGATAAACAGATCAGAAAAGAAATTAAAGATGGTGTTATTCAGGACCCAATGGCTCAAGTCACAAATAGTGACGACACAATAGTATAGGAGAAAAAATGAGTGAAGAAGTAAAAAACTTTATAGACAAAATCGCAGATGGTGATAACGCTGCTGCTGGAGATGCGATGAAAGATGCATTAAGAGTAAAAGTAGGAAATTCACTAGACGCACATAGACAAGAAGTTGCTGGTAATATGTTTAATGGAAATAACGTGGAACAACCACATAGTGATCCTAAACCAGTAATCGCTGATCCAGGAACATTTAATCCTGATGGAAGTATTTCAAACACAACAGGTGGAGATGGACAAGCAGAACTTGATTTATCACAACCATCACCTGTAGGAATTGATATAGACAATGCTGGTTAGTAGAGTTGTTAAAGAAAATAATTTGATAGACTCGAAAAGTTTTAATGAGTTATCACCTCTTATGAAAGAGGCAATGAAAGATGTATTTGAACTCATTGAAAAAGAAACTGGTAATATTATAGAAAAGTTTGAAGGTGCCGTAAATAAAGTATCTGAGTTTCACGGTATTAATTTAGAAAAATTTTATGAATATATTGACAAAGAAGTTTTAGAACAATTAGGAGAAAAATAAAATGGCACAAACATTCATAGTAAAGGGTAGTGTTGTCACAAATGCATCTGATAATGATTTCGGTAGAGCACAATTCGTAAGAATTACAGCGACTGGTGACACAACTGCTGTACTTGAAGAATCAAATGGTAGTACAGTGATTGGTCAAGTCTATTTAGAAGATGGTGATACAGTTATTATTGAAAAACACCCAGCTGAAAAAATTACTTGTCCAACTTCAAAAGCTAGTGCAGTTGGATCACCGAGAAGTTAATTATGACTATATCAACTACAAAGTTGGTGGACAATAATTTTCATATCATTGTTAACTCTAATGGTATAGGAAATGAAGAAGAACAAACTTTAGTTGATGTTGTAAATTCAAACAACGCTTCTAGTGAGCCCAAAGTATCTATAGCGAATATCGTTTATGAGATACGAGGTACAGGAAATATTACTGTGTTTTTTAAAAATGACACAGAAAAAAAAGTAGTGTTATCGGGTCGTGGTAATTACGGTTTGAAACCTACAGAAGAAAAAATAAAAGATACGATAGGAGATATACTACTATCAAGTGACTCTAATGTGACAAAGTATAATGTTGTTATAGAGACACACAAAGAAACAGGATACAATTAATGGCTGATACAGTAACATCACAAACAATTGCTGACACTTCAGGTGTAAAGTTTGTAGCTAAATTAACAAACTTCTCTGATGGTACAGGCGAAACTTTAGTTAAAAAAGTTGACGCTTCAGAACTTACTTTTATGACTGAAGATGGTAATAGAAAAATATCAAAGATTTGGTATTCTATTAACACAAATAATAACAAAGCAGGAGTAGAAATTATATGGGATGGCGATACAAATGCCACTGCTTTACTATTATCTGGTAATGGTTATTGGGATTTAAGAACTGCTGGGGCAGAGATAACAAACAACGCTTCAACACCTACAGGCGATGTTTTATTATCAACTAAGAATTTTGTAACTGGCGATAATTATACGCTAATTATAGAGTTTAGGTAAAAAAGCTTATAAATATTAGACAAAGAGAGAGAATTTATGAAACTAATTTCAGAAGAAGTCGCATCAGCCGAATATCTTGTAGAAGAAAAGAACGGCAAAAAAGAATACAAAATCAAAGGTGTATTCTTACAATCAAATATCAAAAATAGAAATGGAAGAGTCTATCCTAGAGAAATCTTAGTTAGAGAAGTGAACAGATATACAAAAGAATTTATCAATAAAAATAGAGCATTTGGTGAGTTAGGACACCCTGACGGACCAACTGTTAACCTTGAAAGAGTATGTCATATGGTAAAATCATTAAAACCAGATGGCGATAATTTTATTGGTGAAGCAAAAATTATGGACACACCATACGGTAAGATTGTAAAAGGTCTTATAGATGAGGGCGCTCAATTAGGCGTTTCAAGTCGTGGTATGGGGTCAATAATGAGTAGGAACGGAATTAACTTTGTAAAAGATGACTTTTATCTTGCTACAGCAGCGGATATAGTCGCAGATCCATCTGCTCCAGACGCCTTCGTAGAGGGTATAATGGAGAGTAGAGAGTGGGTTTGGGACAATGGTGTTCTTAAACAAGTTGATATTGAATCTTGGAAAAAACAAATCCAAGAGGCGAAAAGAACAGTTTTAGAAGAAAAGAAACTAAATGTGTTCAAATCGTTTCTTACAAAACTGTAATTTTATAAATATCCAATACAAAGGAAATTTATAAACGTTTATAAAATAAAAAGGAGATTTCTAATGGCCGAAACAGATAAAATAATTGAGGCGGTAGAAGCACAAGCAGAAAAGGAAGTTAACGAAGCAGTTAACCCTCAAGCTGATGCTCCAAAAAAGAATGCTGTCGCGGCTGAACCTACTCATCTGAAAAACGATGCAGAAGATTTAGGGTCAGCTGTAGTTAAACCTACAGACAGTAATCCTGACGCCACAAAAAAAGTAAATCAAGTTTCTGGAGATCCTGCACAATCAAGTCAAGGTGCTGCTGACGCAATGCCTAAATTGAAAGAGGAAGAAGGAACTGAGGCAGATGAGAAGAAATCAGAAGTTAAAGAAGGCGAAATGCCAAAAGCAGCGCTAGACGCTCTTAAAAAATCGCAAGATAAAAAAGAGATGTCACACGAAGACGAAAAGAAAAAAGATATGAAAGAAGAATCTGAAGAAGATTTAATTGACGTATCTGCAGACGTTGAAGCTTTAACTAAAGATGAAGACTTATCTGAAGATTTTAAATCTAAGGCAGCGACAATCTTTGAAGCAGCAGTTAAATCAAAAATTAACGATGCTAAAAAGAAAATGCACGCTTCTTATGAGGAAAAATTAAAAGAAGAAGTTGAAACTGCGAAATCAGAGTTAGTAGAAAAAGTTGACTCGTATCTAAACTACGTTGTAGAAGAATGGATGCAAGAAAACAAACTAGCTATTGAACGTGGTATCAAAGGCGAAATCGCTGAGGACTTCATAAGTGGTCTTAAAAAGTTATTTGAAGATCATTACATTGATGTTCCAGATGAAAAATATGATGTGCTAGAAGATCAAGCTTCTAAAATAGAAGACCTTGAGAAAAAACTTAACGAGCAAATAGAAAAGAATGTTGAACAGAACAAAGCAATTGGCGAATTAAAAAGACAGGACATCATTGATGAAGCGTCTAAAGATTTAGCTGACACTGCAAAAGAGAAGTTTAACAAACTTGCTGAAGAAGTTGAGTTTTCAAACGAGGAAGACTTCAAAACTAAAGTATCTACTATTAAAGAAAGTTACTTTGGTGCGAAGAAAGAATCTTCAACTGAAATAGATGATGTAGCGGTAGGCAATGAATCGGAACAGGTTGATCCTGCTGATTTATCAAATAGTATGGCTGCTTATACCGCCGCTATAAGTAAAACAAAAGACATTAAAATTGTCAAGTAAATATAGAGGGAGAAAAGTATAATGTACTTATCTGAAACTTACGAGAAAAAATGGCAGCCAGTCCTAGAGCATTCTGATCTACCAAAGATCACGGATTCTTACAGACGTGCCGTTACAGCTACTATCTTGGAAAACCAAGAAAGAGCACAAAAAGAAGACGCTGCTTTCTTAAACGAAGCGGCTCCTGCTAACGCAACAGGTTCTTCAATTGCTAACTGGGATCCAATTTTGATCTCTTTAGTAAGAAGAGCAATGCCAAATCTTATCGCTTATGATATTGCTGGTGTTCAGCCAATGACTGGACCAACTGGTCTTATCTTCGCAATGAGAAGCAGATACACTTCACAAACTGGTTCTGAAGCGTTATTTGACGAAGCAGATACTGAGTTTTCAAGCAGAAATGCTGCGGGAACTTCAACATCTGGTCAAACACCTGACGCTGCACAAGCTGGTACTAACCCTGCAATCTTAAACGACTCACCTGCTGGATCATACAACAAATTTGAAGGTATGACTACTGCAACTGCTGAGGCATTAGGAGATGCTGGTGGTAACGTATTCGCTGAAATGGCTTTCTCAATTGAGAAATCTACAGTGACTGCGAGATCAAGAGCTCTTAAAGCAGAATACACAATGGAACTTGCTCAAGACTTAAAAGCAATCCACGGTTTAGATGCTGAGACAGAACTTGCAAACATTTTATCTGCTGAGATCCTTGCGGAAATCAACAGAGAAGTTGTAAGAACTATCTACATCAACGCTGAAAAAGGTGCATCTGCTAACACAGGTACTATCAATACTACTACAGAAGGTATCTTTGATTTAGATACTGACTCAAATGGTAGATGGTCTGTTGAGAGATTCAAAGGCTTAATGTTCCAAGTGGAAAGAGAAGCTAATGCAATCGCTCAAAGAACAAGAAGAGGAAAAGGAAATATCCTTATTACTTCTTCTGATGTTGCTTCTGCTCTACAAATGGCTGGTGTATTAGATTACGCACCTGCACTTAACAACAATCTAAACGTTGACGATACTGGTAATACTTTTGCTGGTGTATTAAACGGTAGATTTAAAGTGTACATTGATCCATACAGTGCGAACAATTCTGCTAAGCAGTACTTCGTTGTTGGATACAAAGGAACTTCACCTTACGATGCAGGTATGTTCTATTGTCCATATGTACCACTACAAATGGTAAGAGCAGTTGGCCAAGACACGTTCCAACCAAAAATTGGTTTCAAAACTAGATATGGTCTAGTTGCAAACCCATTCGCAGAAACAGGTGCCGCTTCTGGTGCAGTGACTGCAGTGAACGATGCTGGTTCAGCAAACTCAAACAGATACTACAGAAGAGTTCAAGTTTCAAACTTGATGTAATCTGTATTACATATCTTAAAAAAGGCGATCTTTATGGTCGCCTTTTTTGTTTCTACTAAATACTAATATGAAAACAAAGAGAAGGAATAAAATCATAATGAGATCATTAAAAAACGCATTTTGGTTAGTCACAGTGGCAGGCGCAGTGTTTGTCATTGCGTGGTTTACATTTCCTGATAAGAAGAATAGATTAGAGTTTATTGAAGATAGAATGAATGATGTACAAAAACAAAGAAAAATTTTAACACAAAAAGAAAAAGAATTAGAGAAACTTGCCACAGAAAAAGAGTGGGAAGAAGTGGATAAACAAACGAATAAATAGTATTATGACTGTCACAAACTCTTTATCACGTCAACCAACAAAACTTGATTATGCGTCACCAACGCAGTTTAAGTTTAGTATTATTAAATTACCAAAAGTAGAATATTTTTGTACTGCTGTTAATATACCTGGTATCTCATTAGGTGGCGCTTTATCACAAGCGACACCATTAAAAGATGTTCCTTTACCTGGTGATAAGTTGACATATGAGCCATTATCTATGACATTTTTAGTAGATGAAAATTTAGAAAACTTCCAAGAAATACACGGTTGGTTAGTAGGTCTAGGTTTTCCACGTGACTATTCAGAGTTTAAAAATTTAGTTTCTTCTGGTAATGATAGATTTCCAGCGAAGAATTTATCAACAAGTACAGAATCAGGTAAAGTAAAATATGGCGCTGCCAATACAGGTGGTACATATTCTGACGCTACTTTGACTGTATTATCAAGTAAAAATAATTCTCAAATTGAAGTAAGATTTAGAGATGTATATCCAACAGGATTAACTGGATTACAATATAATCAACAGGCTGATGATGTTGATTATCTAACAGCAACTGTATCATTTAATTATTTGATATATGATTTTGCGACAACTGGCGCATCAACAACAAGTATAACCACAACATAGTCTTTACTTTTTAAGGCTTTTGTGATATACTATATACAATGGAGTTATTATGACATTAGAAGAATTACAAATACAGGCTGATAAAGACCTTAAAATAAATGATACTGAACTTGATTTAGAATCATTAAGAACACCTCAATTACACAACCAATATTTAAAACACTTAACAAAGTTTAAGTTGTTATTAAGTAAAGCACAAATAGAATATTATACACAAAGAAAAGAAAAATGGGAATATTATACTGGTAAAGCATCAGCACAAGTATATGCTGAAAAACCATTTAACTTAAAATTATTAAAAACTGATATTGACAAGTATTTAGATTCTGATCCTGAACTTGCCAAATATAAACAAAAAGTAGATTACATACAAACAGTCGTAGATTTTTTAGATAGAACAATTAAACAAATATCAAATCGTGGTTTTCAAATCAAAAATGCTATTGACTGGAGGAAGTTTACTAGTGGTGCCATTTAATGTTTTTAGAAAACCCCTATTACATTGAAGAAGCCTTTACATCACAGTTCTGTGATAATCTTCTTCACTTAGGCGAGCAAAAACAAATAGAAGAAGCCAAAATTAAAGATGGCAATCAAGTTAATAGACAATCTAAAGTTTCTTGGATAAAAGATAAACAAGTAGAAATAACAAAAGCAATTAATAGAGTTAATAAAAAAAATAATTGGAATTTTGAATTATCTGCTATTGAGCCCTTACAATATACAATCTATGGTGAAAAAGATTTTTATGATTGGCATATAGATTCACACACTAAACCATATGATAATGGTCTTATAAGAAAAATAAGTTTTACTATTTGTTTAAATGAAGATTACGAAGGTGGTGAGTTTGAACTATCTTTACCAAACCCTAAACCTGAAAAACATAAATTTTTTAAGTTTAATAAAGTATTTAAGAAAGGAACTTTAATAGTATTCCCCTCTTTTATGTGGCATAAAGTAAACCCTGTGACTAAAGGTTTTAGAAAAGTCATAGTAGGTTGGGTACTAGGAAAACCTTTTATATAATGACAACAACCAGATATTTAATCATAGATAAGGTGAATGAAGTCTATCTCAAAATAGAAGCAGATGCTGATATTCGTAGAGAACTTGGAGAGTTTTTTACATTTGAAGTACCTGGTTTTAAGTTTATGCCTCAATATCGTAATAGAGTTTGGGACGGAAAGATAAGACTATTTAATTATGCTAGTGGTAAAATTTACGCTGGTCTTTACCCTTATATTAAGAATTGGTGTGAAGACAATAATGTACAAGTTGTTGATGGAACAAAAATACAAGATACAAAAGTTGATGATAATAAACTAGATAATCTAATCAAGGCTCTTAAATTACCACACGAAGTAAGAGATTATCAAAAAGAAGCTTTTAAATATTCAGTACAAAAAGATAGATGTTTACTTGTATCGCCCACAGCATCTGGTAAGTCACTTATAATCTATCTTATGTTAATATTTAATCTATTGAGACTAAAAGATACTAAACAAGACAAAATCCTTATTATAGTGCCCACTACATCGCTTGTAGAACAATTATTTAAAGACTTTAAAGATTATGGTTATAATAGTGAAAGAAATGTACATAAGATATATTCTGGCCACGAAAAAGAAACAAACAAAAGAGTTATAATATCTACTTGGCAATCTGTATATGGATTACCTAAAAAATGGTTTGAAAAATTTGGTATGATTATTGGTGATGAAGCACATTTGTTTAAAGCTGTTTCATTAACTAAACTAATGACTAAATTAGAAAAATGTAAATATAGAATTGGTCTTACAGGAACGCTAGATGGCACAAAAACACATAAGTTAGTATTAGAGGGTTTATTTGGCACTGTTAATAAAGTAGTATCTACAAGTGAATTACAACAAAAGAAACAATTAGCAGATTTAAAAATTATGTGTTTAGTATTACAGCACGATCAAACTGCTCGTCATTTTTTAAAAGATAAATCTTACCAAGAAGAAATGGATTATTTGGTTTCTAACGAAAAAAGGAATAAATATATAAGGAATCTATGTCTTTCCTTACAAGGCAATTCTTTATGTTTATTTCAATATGTTGAAAAGCACGGTGAGATTCTTAAAGAACTAATAGAAGATAAAGCGCAAAATAGAAAAGTGTTTTATGTACACGGAGGTGTAGATGCTGATGTTAGAGAAGATATTAGAGCTATTACGGAAAAATCCGATAATGCTATCATTATTGCTAGTTATGGTGTCTTTTCCACTGGCGTTAATATTAGGAATCTTCACAACATTATTTTCGCTTCCCCTAGCAAATCTCGTATTAGAAACTTACAGTCTATTGGTCGGGGCCTTAGGCTGAAAGATAATAACTCATCTGCAACTTTATATGATATTGCTGATGATATATCTTATAATGATAAGACAAATTATACATTACAACACTTTAAAGAAAGAATAAATATATACAATGAAGAAGATTTTAATTATGAAATCCATAACGTGGAGTTAACCAATGACAAAACAAGAAGTTAATATTATAAAGATTATTAAACTAGTCAACGGTGACGACATAGTTTGTATTCTACCTAAAGAACAACTGGCAGAGAAATCGCCATTGCTAAGAGTATCAAAACCATTACAAGTAAAATATGTTCCTCAACTTACTCCACAAGGTATAAAAGATTATGTGGCTTTAATAAAGTGGACTGGTTATTCTAAAGATAAAATTGTGACTATCTCCAAAGATAAGATTATGACTATTACGAATGCCACCGATTCAATGACGCAAAGCTATCACAATATTGTAAAAGATTATGATAAAGAAAACTTAAAACAATTAGATAATACAAAGTATCAAAAACAACAGTTTAGTGACAATACAAATAAAGAATTAAACGAGATATTTGACGAGTATGAAGATGAGGAGTTTGATGGAACTTATAAAAAGACTCTACACTAGCTTATAGTATCCTCTATCAACGCTCTACACGCTTCATTATATACAAATTTTTGTAAAAGTCAATGTTGATTTGAAAAGAAATGAAAAAAAGTGAATGGATAATAAAAGTGACTTATAATAGTGATAATTGGAAGAAATATTGTGAACTTACTTACCCATTTAAAGGCACTCCTAAAA